GACAATTCTTATGCAGTGGCTGCGTTTGCCTCGAACAACCTGGAGAAATACCTATCGATAAGAGGATCAGTAATACGTCAGACGCCAGAAGATGTCAGGCGCACAACTGGAGGACGGAGAGACAGTTACTACGCTGGCAGCATAATTGCATGTTTAGACTACAGTGACTTCAACAACACGCATACTACTAGGAGTAGGTGCTTAGCCAACTTAGCTATGGCCCAAGCTCACCATGCCAATGGGAACATGAAACAGGCTGAAGCTGCACTGTGGATGGCTAGGGCCCACCTAAATCATTGGCTTGATGGCAACCTGAGCAATCAAGGTTTGTCTAGCGGTGAAAGGGACACTGCGCGCGACAACACAATGCTACACAATGTTTATTCCAAGTTGGTGGCAGAGGCTTGCGATGCTGGGGCAGTGGGGTGGAGGCGGCCCAAATTTACCCAAATGTGTGGTGATGACGAGGTTGCAAGTTCATTCAGATGGAGCGATGCCATGAAGTATGTTTATGAGCACATGCAGCAGGGCCATAAAGTCAATTCCAGGAAGATTATGATCAGTCGAAAGTGTGGCGAATTCTTGCAGTATAACATGGTGGCCACTAATGAGAGCCCACCGCAACAGCCATTACCACCGGCTATAAATAATTTCGTATCTGGATCGTGGTACAAGAGCAGCGGCTACTCGACAGGCGCCTATCCACAGCAGGTGTCTGAAGCAGCAGCAAGCTGCATAAGGCGTGGTGCCGACCATGGCATGATGATTATGCTATGTGCAGCTACGTGCAAGTGGCTGTGCAGGGGAACCCCATGGAGAGAAGCATTAGCGGCTACAAACCTCTTCGGCATGCACGATACAAAACAGACCCCCAAGAGAATAGCTGCACACAATCCAGGCCACGACATCAGATGGCCTGCTGTTGAGGAATATGCAGCACTAATCAACTCGCGTTATGAGCTCACACGTGAAGAAGCGGCATTGGTGTGGGAGTATGCAAGGGACAATGTCACTTCATCTATTGCTGCTGACCTGAGGTTGACGAGAGAAGAGTTCCCTGAGACCACCACTAGTATGGACATGCTTGACCTACCAAGCCGAGCCACAAGGCAACGTCAGAGATGCATACATGCAGTGGCGCAACGCGGCTAGAGAGACGCGCATGGATGAGGACACATGGATGGCAGTGCAGCTAGGCTTGCCATTGAGCTTAGTCAAGAGACTGGGCACAGGCAGACTGCTATTGTTGGCATCGAACAAACAACGACAGCATATAAACAGATTGTCACCACCAGCTGTGATAGAAGTGGCAGCTGAGACGTATGCCATGCTGCCTGGAGCTGTGGCTCCATACTTCAGGCCACGCCCGCCCACCTCAACAGTGCAGGTAAGCCGCTAGGCAAAAATATACGTGTTTTACCC